ATGCTTGACCGCCGTTATAAGTATTCTTTACGTCTGACTAGTCCGTTTTATATTTTCCGCAAGTACCGCAGAAGCGATATTTTCTATGTGCGCTTTAAAAGCGGTAAAACCATCTCCACACGAAAAACAAATATCCAGGAAGCCTACGAGTTCGCATTGGGCTACAAGGAGCAGAATTCCGAAAAAACTGAAAAAAAATCAGAGACACCGCAGTCCATAATCCGCTCCTATTACACAAAGGGCAGCAAATGGATTAAATACGACGAAATCCACGGCTCGAAATATTCAGACCTTGTGCTGCGGCAGAATAATTTCGCCTGCGAAAAAATGGCGGCTCTTCTGGATGATGCGGAAGATTTTTCAAAGATTACAAAATCACGCCTGCATAAACTCCAGGAACAACTCCTTTCCGGCGGACTTTCGGGAAAAAGTGTAAACAATTACCTTTGCATACTGCACAAGATATTTAAGCAGCTTGTGGACAAAGAGATTATAGAAAATGATCCGTTTGCGGGGCTTCGGAACTGCTCCCACCAAAAGCAAAGAAGAATGTGCTTCCCTATTGAAAATTTCAAGGGATATTTCAAGAATCCTGGAAATCTTGATAAATATGATTTGGCCGCATATTGCGCAATTGTTACCGGAGCAAGACGCACAGAGCTTAAAAACCTTAGGCTTTCAGATATAGAGCGGTATAAAGATTTTTACATATTAAGGGTTCACGGAACAAAAAGCGAATATTCAGACCGCGCGGTTCCGCTTGGTGAAATCCAGAAAAAAGCCGTTGAGCTGATGATAAAAAAACAGATTCTTGCGCCCAGCACAGTCGGAAACAACTGCGCGGAAGTGATAGGCGGCAGAATCGGTTTTTCACTTGAACAGATAAGGGCGGACGGAATATGTTTCCATTCATTCCGCAAGATGTACAAGACTATACTTACAACCGCAAACCTTAACACAAGCCTTGTGGAGACACTTATGGGACATACAACGAACAACCAGAGCACAAACGACGTTGAGCGGATTTACTTTGTCGCGGACCGCGCGGATATGTCCGAAGTTTACAAAAAGGTCATAAACGCCTTTGGATTTTTGATACATCCCGATATTTGACTTTTTACGAATCATCAGCAAGAATTCTGTTAAGGACGGTTTGCTTGATTTGGATTTTTTTTAATGCTATATTTCTTTTGGTCACATAATTCCATAAATAATCCAGGCTTTGCTTCCTTTTACACACCTCCTTGGAAGCAAAGCCGCTTTTTTTTAAATCAGCCTAAATCTTTTTTAAAACTTTCCATATTTGTCTTTTCAAAATCGTTCAATAAAACATCTATTGTATGCCTTTGCTCCGGGGTAAGCTCACGGAGCATTGAAAGGCGCTTCTTTTCTTCCGCCGGGATATAGTCCTTTGTTTCTTCCCCGCTTATAAGCCACTCCGCTGAAACTCCTAAATATTTGGCTATTTTTAAGCAAACTGCTCCAGACGGAATAGTTCCCCTTTTTTTCCATGCTGTCATAAGTGAAATATCCACCCCAATATCTTCAAGCATGGCCGCTCTTTTCAAATTCTTTTCTTTTAATTTTTGGTCAATTCTTTCTACAAAATCCATATACACACCTCTATTTTAAAATCGTAAAAAAAATTGACAAATGAAGAAAAAAAACTTGACAGATTCGACATTTGACAATATATTTTAATCGTAATCGACAAATGTCGATTCGGTTCTACTATAGTAGAACCTATTAGGGCTTGACAGCCCTAATAATGAAAGGCTTCCAAATCAATCTCTTGTCTAACTCGGCAGGGATATTACAACTCTGCTGTTTAGAATATTTTGCCTGCCGGAAGTCCGAAGCCCTTCCGGCAGGCATTTTTTTTATTGGGGGAATTATGGAAAAAAGACCTGTAAAATTCGGTTCTGTCTGGGCGACAGAAACACTGACAAGCCACGGCATAGTGGTAAAAAAAATGGGTTTCTTGCAAAAAACCGCAAGAAATCTTTATAACGTAATTTTCGGGGCGGAAGCCCCGGAATCTTCCTTCATAGCAATTATTATATGCCTGACAATCGGACTGGAGCTTTTGATTCCGGCTTTCCTTGAGGCATAAGGGGAAGCAATGAAAGTTTTCATCTTAATCCCCGAGGGAAAGGGCGGGCAGTCTATTCTTGTAAAAGGCGCGGACAACGTAATATCCACGCTGAAAACAACACGTTTTTTCTTCCTGAAGTCATATAGCGACGGCACGCCATTGAACGGCTACTTCATAGACGAGGCCTTGACGGATGAGTTCGGATACACAATTCCAAACATAAAAAAAGAAACAGATTTATTGTGCAAATGCCTAAAGCACAAGACAGGGATAAAGCTGTATGAATACTTTAAAAAATAGAAGACCTTTCAGGCCAAAAAATCTGACGCTTCTGCAAGGAATAGCGTATCAGGCGATTGACGACATTTTTTTTGTATGAACACAGGAGCAAATATAGGGCCGGAAAACTTATAACATTTCAGGAATATCTAAGCGCCTTGTGGTTCTTAAAAAAAATAGATACAGAAGAATTCTGGAATCTTTTGGCAGGGGGAAACAGTGAAAGAACTTAACAATACACAGACACGAGTATTCAACTACATAAAAGATTTTGGCTCCATAACGACCTTGCAGGCGTGCAATGACCTGGGAGAAACAAGGCTTTCGGCCCGCATTTTCGAGCTGAAAGACAAGGGGATTCCGATAGGCTTTGAATGGATAGAAGTAAAGAACCGCTACAAGGAGAAACGAAGGGTAAAAAAATATTTTTTTGAAGAAAGGAGATAAAAATGGGCAGACCGATTGTCATTTACGGCAAAAGCGGGAGCGGAAAAAGCCGCTCCTTGAAGAACTTCGCCCCGGAAGAAATCCAGATCATAAACGTTCTGGATAAGGACCTTCCATTCAGGAACAGGTTCACCCACCTTTTGAGCTACAACGAATATGGAGTAATCCAAAAGGCGATGGGAATGGCGGTGCAAAACGGCATTAGAACGATTTTTATAGACGACTGCGGCTACTTAATGGCGGGAAAGTATCTTGACCAGTGCGCAAGCACTGAAAAGAAAGGCAATGCGGTGTTTGCGTTCTACAACTCAATCGCCCACGACTTCTGGGCGTTTGTGCAGTTCATAAAAAAACTTCCGCCAGACGTAAACGTGTATCTAGCCATGCACGAGGAAAAGGCGGAGGACGGGGAAATCCGTGTCGGCTGCGTTGGAAAACAGCTGGCGGAAAAGACACGAATCTGGGAATGGGTAACCATTGCAATCAGATGCGAATCCGAAATGGGCGAGCATTTCTTCAGGACGAAGACAACCGGCAACGACATAACAAAGACACCGGAAGAGATGTTCGCGCTGGAAAAAATCGAGAACGACCTAAAGGCGGTTGACACCACAATAAGGGAATATTACGGCGACAACATCGCAAATCAAAACATCGCAAATCAAGGAGCATAGCACATGTCATTTATGAACAATTACACCCCGGAAGAAAGAAAGACGTTCGATATTCCGGACGGAGATTACAAGGTAAGGATAATGAAAGCGGAAAATGCGCTTTCAAAGACCGGGCTTCAGATGCACTGCATAACACTTCAAGTGGAGAGCAGCGCCGAGAATTACATCCATTTTATCTGCGAAGGGGAATTCTATAACAGAAAAATGACAGAATTCTTTGACGCATTCGGCATCCAGCGGGGAAACTTCAATTTCTCATCGTGGATTGGAAAAGTTACCGCCGCGCGCTTTGAGCACAGACAGAAACAATTCACAGGAACAGACGGCTTGACGCATACGGCGAACAACTGCACTCTTCTATTTTTTCACAAGACACTGAACTCTGTACAGAAACCGCAGACGGCGGCAATTCCGCCTCAGGTTCAAAACCTTGCCAACGCGGTGGGCGGAGCTGTCCAGCAGGAATTCCCCGAGGATATACCGTTTTAATTAGTTTTGTATCGCGCCGTCGGCGGTTGATATAAAAAGCCTTGCAAAGGGATGGATTAGTAACTGGCAAAGCGGAAAGACGTTTGACAGCCGGACAGACGGCATTTTTTTTCAGGCGGACCACATGAAAAGAGAATCTTTTGTAATACATGCTGAATATATCGATGACTTGCCCGATGAATACAAGGGCGCTTTTCTTATGTACATCTATGACTATGGCATAAACGGAAACGCTCCTGAGCTTACGGGGCTGGAAAATGCAATCTGGCTCAAGATAAAGCGCCGAATCGACGCAGACACTTCAACATACGACAAGAAAATCCGTAACCTTAGACAGTTTAAAACATCGGACACCGATAAAACATTGTCGGACACCGATAACACCGAATCACTTGCCGATAAAGCACTATCGGACACCGATAACACCGAATCGGACACCGAAAAAGCGTTGTCGGGCAGTGTATATGTATCTGTTAATGATACTGAATTTGTAAATGATGATGTATGTGTATCTGAATTTCCGAGGCTTCCGCCCGAATCCACGCACACGGACACCCGGCAGACTAAGCCGGTTCAGGATTATGCGGACAAGATATTCAACATTTTCAAAACCGCAAAACTGCCCTGCTGTAACAACAACATAATCTCTTTTATGCAAAGGGATTTTTATCAAGGCTTGCAGCATATTCATAAAAATATTCCGGGGCTTCATTCGGACGAAGTTATAAAGGCGTGTAAGAATTATGCGCTCCTTTCAACAAATCCGCTTTTATACAAAGGCTACAGCCGCCATTTAAGTTTTGACCAGCTCGTGACCAAGAACTGGTTCAAGAAACTGCTTCCCGGCAATTTCTTTGAATCCGACTTCCTGGAGCATTCCGAGGGGGAAACTCCGCCTGTAGAAAAACAGATGACGCCAGAAGAAGCAGAGCAGCAGCTTTTAGTCCAGATGAAAGACAACAACAATTTTATCCCGGAAATCTTCAAGGTTTACAAGGATGACTGGATTGCGGACGGCAGACCGACAGGCAACGCATATATGAACTTTCAAACAAAAAAAGAGCTTGCGCCCTACGGCAAAAAGCTGAAAGAAGATTTTATTAAACAGAAGGTCCGAATATGATTAGACAACAAACAACACAAAACTGCGAGAACAAAAACAAGCTGGTTGCATGGACTTTCTGCAAGGTATGCCACTCAACCTACCCTTTTGACCAGCTTATATGCGTATTCTGTTACAACAGGTCAAAAGAAAAGCCCAAGGAAAATCTTCTTGAATCTGCGTTTGCAAAATCGCTTGAAGTAAGAGTTGGAAACAAATATCCGCGTAATATAAAACGGCTGAATATTCCTTATCCAGTTCCGGGGCATCTTACCTGCGTGAACTGTATGCAAACGGAAAAATGCTTCTGCGAGAAATTTGGAAATCCGTATAAAAACTGCTCGCGTGAAGATTTTGACAGTTGCCCATGCCGGCAGTGCTGCGCAAAAGAAAAAAAATTCAGGGGGAATCTGTTAGAGAGTTAAGAATACTATGAAAGGCGTAAAGACAATTTATAATTATTTCCTTGATTTTGGCGATGACAAGGAAATTGTTATTCCAGAAGGAAAAGCTGACGGAACAGACAATGAAAAATGCCAGTTTTATCAGTGGCAATATCTGAAACAAAACAACATCAACGCCTTTGAAAAATTATGGTGGCTATTCACGGTTTTATGTAAAAAAATAATTATCAAGGAAATGAAAACAAAACGTTTTTTTCTGGTTGATGATGAAATCGGCTACAAGGCTGACATAGCTTGTGAATATGTATTGCGTCGCTATGAAAAATACAAACGAGAAAAGGGACAGATTTATGTGATGACAAACTTTGTTTCATGCGCATACGAAGGCGTTATGCACGCCCTTTATGACAAGAGTGAAAACGATTATTTACTCTCAATGTGCATGGAGTTTAACGGCAAACCGATTCGGGAAATAAAAAGAACAGCCTCAACAAACACCGAAAAAATCATTGAAATTTCAGAAACAAAAAGGAGTGTGGAAAACAAGGAAAATGAAAACCAAAATCTGTAAAAAAAACGGCTGCGGAAGAACGGCGGAATGCGGAAAAGAATATTGCAGCAATCACGCTTTTCTTTCAGAAAAACGCAAGGTATTCACCAGAAGAGGAAAATCCAGTGAATACCACAATCTTTATGAAACTGCAAAATGGCGGAAGACATCAAGGGAATTCTTAAAAAAATATCCTTTCTGTTTTATCTGCGGAAAGCCCGCAAGAATTGCGGACCACATAACACCGCACCGTGGAAACCTTGAGCTTTTTTATGACGAGAACAATCTCCAGCCGATGTGCTGGAGCTGCCATTCAAGAAAAACTTTCAAGGAAAACGGCAATTTTAGAAAAAACAAAAGAGGAGAAAAAGAATGAAAGTAATCAAAGAATACAAAAAGAAAGTCTACATAAGCGGACAGATTACGGGGCTTCCAGAAAAAGAGTACAAGAAACTTTTCGATTCGGCGGAAGATATTCTTGCCACGTTCGGATATGACCCGATTAACCCTCTTTTGCTGGACGAAACGGACACAAAAAACTGGAGCTGGCACGACTACATGAGGCGCGATATAAAACTGCTTTGCGACTGCGACTACATCTATCTTCTTCCGAACTGGAGAAATTCCAAGGGCGCAAAGTTTGAATACATGGTTGCGGATATGCTACAGATTCCGTGTCTTAATTTACAAGATATTCAGGAGGCTACAAAATGATAAAAGACGGAATTGAATACACAAAATGTCCCGCATGCGAAAGGATTTGCCTGAAACTGGAAATAACATCGTACTGTAAAAGATTTTATCTTGTTTCATAAGGAGCAAAGAAAATGAAAAAAAAATTTATTTTTGATTACAAATTTTTGTGTGGCGGCTGGTCGTTTCTATGTGTCTATGCGGATTCCCTAAAAGAGGCGGAAGAAATGTTTTACCGTCAAATAACAGAATTTGTAGATATAACAAAAATTGAATGCGAGGGAAAAGTTATTACAAAAAAATTATGATAGGAATTATATAAAAAAATGAGTTGTCAAGAAATCCTTAACAACTCATATAATCCGCTATGCTTTCAATGCAAGGTCAACAAGAAACCTTGATAATGAAAGCCCGGCTTTTTCCGCTTTTTCACGGATTATCTTTTCTTCTGACGGCTGGCAGGAAACTTGAAAACGGACACGTCCAGTTTCCGCCATTTTCCGTCCGCCGCCGTGATAGCCGTAACCGCTATACTTCTTTTCTGTCTGTTTCGTTTCTTCCATTTTTCCACCTTATTATATTTCCTATTACAATCATTAAACCGCCAATCCCCGCAATTGATAGTATTACAATTTGTATAATATCAAGTGTATTCATGTTGACACCTCTAAACTGATGTGGTAGTTTAAGGGTGTAGTAAGTTTTCGGCTTACCACACCCGATTGTTATCGACCTGACAGATAGACAACAATCTTAAAAACTACCTCGCAGATAGCGGCAATCCCAAGCAGAAGAGTGCCAATACCTACGAGCCAAGAGCCACCGTCTTTGGGTGGCTTTTTTCGTTTATGAGATTTGCGCATCATCGCAAAACCTCCTGACATTCTTATAATACTAATTACATTTGTTTATGTCAAGACATTTATAAAACGAATTAAAAATATTTTTTATCGCCCCCCCCGGTCCAAAAACTTAAACGGAAACGCCTTTCACCAACACCCGCCCTTTTTCATGCGCATTGTCAAAAAAAATGGGGCGGTGGTTGTTTTTTTCGGTGCATATAACTTCAAATGACTATATTTATATGGGCAGACCTATAAAATCAACAGAAGAACATATCAAAGACGGAACTTACAGAAAAGACAGGCACGAAAACAGAGGCGTTAGTCTTGACGCATTAAAAGAAATTTCAATTCCAGAAGAACTGAACAACGCCGCAAAAAAAAAGTGGCTTGAAATCGTTCCGACTTTACAAGAAAACGGACTGATAACAATCGTTGACATCCCGACAATAACAGACGCTTTTATACAGTACGGAGCGGCGCAAGATTGTCTTAATACTGTAATGAAAAGTAATTCCAGCATTGCGGAATATTGGTCAAAACTCAACAAATTCAAAGATGTTGACCTGATTGCAAAATATAACGAATCAATGGATATTTACAAGCGGACAATGGAGAAATACGGAGTAACACCAGCCGGCAGGGCGAAAATAAAGTTACAGCCAAAGAAAGAAGATGAAGGCGATAATTTTATAAAATCCCTAAGAGGAAACGGTTAAGTGCTGAATGTTTGAATTCACTTACCAGCAGTACATTTCTGACATCTCAACAAATAAGATTCCTGCATGTAAAAAAGTAAAGCTCGCAATTCAAAGGCATATTGACGATGTGAGGCAAGCGGAAGCCGGAACATTTCCGTTTTATTTTGATCACAAAAAAGCGCAGAACGCAATTCTTTTTTTTACTCAGCTTACACATACAAAAGGAAAACTTGCCGGCACAAATCTTGTTCCAGAACCGTGGCAGCAATTCATAATCGCTTCAATTTACGGCTGGCGAAGAATTGACAACGGATTAAGGCGGTTCAGGCGCGCTTACGTTCAAATTGCACGAAAGAACGGCAAAACCTTTCTTTCGTCCGGGGTTGCGCTTTACGACCTTATAACTGAACCTGGAAGCGAAGTTTACAGCGCGGCCACAAAAAGGGACCAGGCCGTAAGATGTTTTGCGGACTGCAAGAACACAGTACGGTACTCAAAAACGCTAAGAAAATATATTCAAAGCTATGCGCATTCCCTGAAATGCGGAGACGGCTCAATGCAGGCTCTTTCTTCCGACGCCCACACTTTGGACGGATTGAACCCTTCCTGCGCAATCATAGACGAATACCACGCGCATAAAACCGACGAGCTTCTGAACGTAATTGAAACAGGTATGTCCGCAAGAACGCAGCCGCTTCTTTTTATCATCACAACGGCTGGAAATGACCGCAATGTTCCTTGCTTTGAGGAATACGAGCGCTGCTCTAAAATCCTTGAGCGTGCCAGAGGCTACGAAAACGAGCAGTACTTCTGCATGATTTTTGAGCTGGATAAAAAAGACGACTGGAAGAATGAGAAAAACTGGTACAAGGCAAATCCGAATCTAGGCGTAAGCGTAGAAATTGACGACTTGCGCATGAAGTATAAAAATGCGCTCCAAAAGTCCACGGACGAGGCAAGTTTCCGCACAAAGAACCTTAACGAATGGCTGAATGTCGCTGACGTATGGATAAAGCAAAGCCAGTGGATAAAATGCCACAAGCGTTTTTCTGAAAAAAATCTTGCAGGATTGAGGTGCTGGGGCGGAATCGACCTTTCAAAACGGCTTGATATAACCGCCTTTACCTGGTATTTTGCGCTGGAGAACGGCAGACGGTACGCAAAGCACTATTTTTTTATTCCGGAAGAACAGATAGAAAACAAAATGCGCGGAGATTCCTACCTTTTCCGCCGCTGGATAAAAGAAGGCTATGTCTTTGCAACTCCAGGCGAAACAGTAGACTACTCTTTTATGTTCCAGAAAATAATAGAGGACGCAAAGATTTACGATGTTCAGGAAATCGCTTATGACCGAAACCTTGCGGCGCACCTTATACAGGATTTAAGCGATGTCTTTACCTGCGTGGAGTTTTCGCAGAGCATAACAGGAATGAGCGAGCCTTCAAAAGCGTGGGAGCAGCTTATTGCGGACGGAAAATTGATTGACAACAATCCGGTTATGGACTGGATGGTGAGCTGCGCAACAGTAAAGCCGGACGCAAACGGAAATATAAAGCCGATTAAGCCCGATGTGAACAAAAGCACAAAGCGAATTGACGGCGTAATAACTTCAATAATGGCGAACAACCGCCTTGAAGTCGCGCTTGCCGATGAAGAGGCGCAGGGAAATTTCAAGATTGAGGATGCGGTTTTCTAAAATTATTTTTTTGATATAAAAATACTTGACAAAAATATCAAAACCCTTTATTATATAAACATCAGGGCTGTCAGCCCGGTGAATATCTTAATTAAAAGGGTAAGGTTATGAAGGAAAGTAACAAAAAGAAAATCCGCCGAGCACTCGAACTGCTGCGACGGATTTGTTACGACATCCTAATAGGCGTGCTGGTGAGCTTAATCACTAGACACATCTAGCAGGGGCAAGGCAAGTCTTATACACCGCTAAGGCTTGTCCTTATACTTCAAACTTTACCCTTAGGGGGCGAAAATGTCAACTAAATTAAAGGCAGTCCTTTTTGAACTCCTAAAACTTCTTTTTGACGGCATAATAGTCGGACTTACAGTTGTTGTGATGATGAAAGTGTTTGGAGTGTAAAATGGAAGAATCAAAAAACTGGGGTGGAAAACGGGAAGGTTCAGGAAGACCAAAGGGAGCAAAAAATAAAAATCCTGCCAACGGACGAAAAACCTTATTTAAAAGCAAATCAGTTACCGGTTACCCGGAAGAAATTGCGGAACTTGAAAAAATGGCGGAAGCAAGCGGAAAATCATTCAGCCGTTTTGTAATCGAAGCCTTGTTAAAAAAATAGTTTATTCACTTTAGCCGTCTGCTTTCAGGCGGCTTTTTTATGTTCTGACTATATTTTTATGGACATAAAACGAAAATACTTCTTTATCTTCAAGGGCGAAACCCCGGCAAAAAAGAACTCAAGGCGCACGCTCAGGAACGGAAAAACCATTCCGTCCAGGAGATTTGAAGCCTGGCACACCGACAGCCTTTTTAGCCTTCTGCACCAAAAACGCCCCGCAAAACCAATAGACACTCCTATTTGTATAAAAATGGTTTTCTGCCACGGAGACAGGACAAGACGCGACAGCGACAACGAGGCGACAAGCATTCTGGACCTGCTTCAGGACGGACTTATTATAGCAGACGACAACTGGCAGATTGTACGGAAAATCTGCATCGTAAACCGCTATGAAAAAAATAATCCGCATTGCGAAATTACGCTTTTTGACTATAAAGAAAAGGAATAAAAAAAATGAATGCGACAGCCATAATCACATTTAGTATAACAGTAGCAGGCTTTGTTTTTTCAATGATAACGCTTGTGGCAAAACTTTCCGTTAATTTCGGAAGATTAAGCAACAGGCTTGACCAGAACGAAACAAGGGACAAGGAAGAACGTTCACACACAAGAGAAAAATTCACAGAGCTTCTATTCAAAGATAAACCTGCACGAAAGCACGCTTGCGGGGCTGAAGAACAACGTTTCAAACCTTACATCGACCTGCCAAAGAATAGAAGCAAAACTTGACAGACTTATTGAAAAGGAGAGCCGCCAATGAAATTCCCACAAACAACCGCGCTTGAAATAGCAGACAACATAAAAGAAATAGGAAAAAACGCATGCCTTGCAATGTGCTACATTTATTGCGCAGGAATTGACCCTGACAATGAGATTGAATACATCCGCATTGTGAACAACGCAATAAAAGCCGGAATTATCGCAAAGGATTGCACTGTAAAAAGTGCAGAACAATTTTTGCAATGGCTTACGGGGCGAAAAACAACCGTTGTAAAAAAATCTGTTTTTGACTATGCCCACCTAAAAGAGCCAACGCCAGTGCGTTTTAAAGCAGACGGCTACTCCGGGCATTGGGTGGTGGTTGAAGACGGAAAAATTGTGTTCAACTCCCTTGTAAATTCCATAAATGTAACAAAAGGAAAACCTGCGGAAGCTCGTATTATAAAATGGGGGATTAAAATATGAAATTTGACGAATGGATGAAACAAAGCTTTCCGAACAAAGGAAACAATGATCATTCTGTTTATTCTGTAAAGGATATGCACTCCGCATTTTACGCAGGAATAATGCACGGAACAGGAGAAGAAGCGCAGAAAGAAGAAAGCGAAACTGAAAAAAACGAGCCAGTTGAACAGTTCGGAATTTCCGGCGAACCGCCTAAAAAGAAAACCTACAAGGCAAAGACAACAAGCCTTGTGGCCCAGATTATAGCCGCCTTGTGGGTCGCGATATGGTGCGCAAAAAAGTTCATGACATCCGGCGGAGAAACAAACGACATCATTTTAAGCGGTTTTGCAATCGCCGCGTGCTTTTGCCCTGTTTATTTCAATATGATTTTAGACAAAGTAAAATCAATCAGATTGGGAGAATAAAAAATGACAAAGTTTTTTCTTATCATAATCGGAATTCTTTTGGCGTCGCTTATATTTGCGATTCTTACAATTTTCTTGCAGGGGAAAATCTATAAAGGAAAACTGAGAAAACAAGAGGCAGCTTTTCTGAACCAATATAACGACCTTCAATTCCGGCAACAGGAGATTTTGAACAATGCGAAACATAAAAAAGATAAGCTTCATTCTGGCAATGATTCAGACAATTTCAATAACAGCCTTGACATCTTGCAGAACCTTAAAAATAACAGAAGCAAGACCGATTCAGATAAAGGCAGAATTTCCAAATCCTTATGATGACAATGGAAAACCGGTTGTAACACTTGAAAACGACGGCTTTGTGAAAATGCCTTTATGGTACTGGCTGAAAATAACAGAATACGCCGTTGACGTAGAAACAAACAGAGATTTACAGGAGCAAATGCTAGATGAAAATATTCGGAATTGAAATAAGAAAGGTAAAGAACGACACAACACGTTTTCCAATGTCAAAGTACACATCTGGAAATATTTTTTATTACTCACCCAGAATGTCAACGGCTGAACTTCTTGCAAACGCAACGGTCAATGCCTGTGTAAACATAATCGCAGACGCGGTGGCAAGTCTTTCTCTTAATGTGTACAAAAAAGGCAAGAACGGAAGGGAAAAAGTAACAGAGCTGCCGCTTACAAAAGTCCTGAAACAGAACACAAATTATTATGATACAGCCTACACTTTCAAACAGCAGATAATGCTTCACCTTCTGCTGAAAGGCAACGCATTTATTTTTATTGAACGCAATCCGGATTATTCAGTCAGGGCGCTCTACCCTTGCGACCCGGATAAAGTGGAAATCTGCCTGGATGAAAACAAGGATGTTTATTACAAATACTATGTCGACGGAGTATCTAAGAAATACAACACAACGGCAATGCTTCATATTCCTGCGATAAGATACAATCAATTGCGGGGCTTGTCGCCAATGGAATATTCAACACATTCAGCAAAAACAGGGCTTGAACTTGAAGAATACACTCAAAAGTATTTTGACGGCGGAATACATTCAAAACTGCTTGTAAATGTTCCGGTGGAACAAAAGAACTGGTCAAAGGACGATTCCCAGAAACTCACAGAGCAACTTTTATCATGCTACGGCGGAAAAGAAAACGCGAACAAACCGCTAATCCTTTCAAAAGGATTGGCCGCAAGTCCAATCAACATAAACGGAAATTCAGACAGCCAGCTTGTTGAAAACAGGTCGTTCAGTGAAAAGGAAATTGCAAAAATCTTCCGTGTCCCGCTTTTTATGCTTGGAAGCGAAAACTCAAAATTCACGAACCAGGAACAGGCGAACACATATTTTTTACAGCACACTCTTACACCGTGGCTTGTAAAGATTCAGGAATATCTAAACCGGCTTCTTCCGGTGGAAATGCAAGACTTCTGCTATGTGGAATTTGACACGGACACAATGCTGCGCGCCGACTACAACACAAGAATGAACAACTACGTGAAAGGCCTGCAAAGCGGAATCTATACGCTGAACCAGGTTCTTGAAATGGAAAACCTGCCGAAAGTAAATGAAGATTATGCGGACAAGCACATTATGCTTGAAAACTACAAGGCGATGGACGGCGCGGATAAAGACGATAACGATGAAGAAAATGAAGATAAAAAGACTGATGAAGAGGATAAAAATGATTAAAACATATTATTCCGCAGCCGATAAAAAAGAGATGAAAACAACTTACGGCATAATCTGGCAGATACTGAATGAACTTGACTTGTCTTTAGATTTAAAAGATTGGAATCCACAGGAAGAACTGACTGCAAAAAAATTCAAGATAACTGAAAATCGTTTTTACAAATACATTGAAATGCTACAAAACGCAGGATATGTTGAAGGCGCGGATATAAGAGAAGATTTAACAGGCGAAAAAGATTTTGACCTTACAGATTTAACAATAACTTTAGAAGGCATTCAATTTTTACTGGAAAACTCCACAATGCACAAAATCGCAGAATTTGCGGAAAAAATCGGGCTTACAGTAGCGGAAAGCGGTGGAAACTTTCTTTTGAACAAACTTTCAAAATAAAAAAAGCGTAACTGCAAAAAAACAGTTACGCCATAAAAACTATTCAAGGCACTTCTTAACAAAGAAATGCGACGGCTTCAAGCCGCTCTCTGCAATCCTTGCCTTTATTGCTTCGTATTCTTCTGGAGAGCAAGAAAAGGAAAAAGTCTTGTATTTTCTGCCGGTTCCGCTTCCTTTTTTCCGTCCGCCGCCATGGTAGCCGTAGCCGACATACTTAGGCTTTTCTGCTGTTTCCTCGCCCATCAGATCACCCCGAATATTTTAAGACAGACAAAAAGCACAACGGCATTTACAATACCCTGAATAACCGCAAGAATAATTTTAGCCCAGAACGGCTCTTTTCCGTTTTCTGTTGACATAAAAGCCCCCTAGGAGGTAAAATGTGAGTACACAAAGGCGGAAGTCCTAAAACCGCCGCCCTTGTTCCCCGTTAGCGAGTTATCAAATTAATGATGACCGCTACAAGGATTTGGATTAAACCTGCAATTAGTAGTAATGATACTTTTTGCAGGTATTTTTTTACCCATTTCTTCACATCTTGCTCCCTTTAACAAAGATTTTCTCTATGCGGCTCAACGAACCGCCCGAATATAAGATATAACATTTATTGTATTCTGTCAATAGTTTTTAACAAAAAAAATTGACAGAATACAATAAAAAAAGCCTGCCTGAAAAACAGACAGGTTTTGCCGGCTAGCCGATAGAAGAAAAACCGAGCTTTTTCACTAAAGCTTCTTGTAAAGTTTGGCTGAAATTGACGGACGCTTTCTCCGCGCGCTTGCACAGCCATTCAGGAAGAGTGACATTCTTGCGGACGCTTTTTCCAGTGCTTGAAATATCACATTCTATGTATGTCGCGAAGTCATTTCCTGAAGTCTTTATGTCTGTGATTCTACTTGCCTTTGGAAGAGGTCTGCCTTTTTCAAGAACTGAAACGGCATAGCCCTCAAGAGCTTCCTTTGCGTTTTCCACAATCTCCAGTTCTGTATCGCCCTGCGAGAAACAGCCGTCCAAATCGGGAAATTCGCACCAATATCCGCCGTCCTCAAAGTGGCAGATTGCCGGATAAACAATATTCATAAATCTATGCTCCTTGCGGGTTTGCGCCCGCATTTGCTTTTACTTTAGTCCCGCTTTCTTTAGTATTGCGGTTTCTAAGCCCTTTTTCATATCCTTGCCGTGTACTGGCAAGGAAACCGTCTGACTGTCTTTTACTAATATGTAGTGGCTGCCGTTGATTCTGTCAATTTTCCAGCCGCTTTTCTGTAAAAGCCTTAAAAGCTCCTTGTCTTTCATATTTATATTATAATGCGTATTATACACATTTGTCAAGATGTTCTATAGAAAACTGACTATATCCGTATGAACTACGGATTGCCCTATATGGGAAGCAAGAACAAGATAGCCGAATGGGTGGTCGGACATTTTCCTGAAAAAAAGCATTTTTACGACTTGTTTGCCGGAGGCTGCGCGGTAACCCACTGCGCAATGCTGAAAAGTAAATTCAACACCTACACCATAAATGATATTTCCAGAATGACGGAGTTTTTCACGGACGCAATCAGTGGAAAATATGCCGATGAAAAACGCTGGATAAGCCGTGAGGATTTTTTCAGGCTGAAAGACAATGACGAGTATGTGCGCATCTGCTGGAGCTTCGGAAACAAAGGCACAGACTATCTTTATTCCAAAGAAATAGAGCCGTGGAAAAAAGCCCTGCACTATGCGCGCGTTTACGGCGACTTTTCCCTTATGGAAGAATTCGGCATAAAGACAGACGGCACAAGTATTGACATAAAAAAGAACGCCGCGGAATACAAGGGAAAATATATCAGATGGTATTTAAAAAATGTTTTGAAAAGTCCGGCGGAGTATGAAAGACTGCGCAGTAACCTTGAGATAAAAATCAAGGACAATTCGGAGAAGCTCCGCGCCTATCTGCTGGAGGGATTGAGAAAAGCTGGAAAGACGCAGGCGGAAGTTGACCGCTTTCTCGGTACTAACGGAATGGCAGCACATTACTTCGGAAGAAGCCAGTGGGATTTTCCGACACGAGAAGTGTATATAAAATTGCAGTCGCTTTTGTATCTTCCAGAAAACTACGATGAAATTTATGGTCTTCAATCTTTATATGAAAGTCTGGAAAGTCTGCAAAGTCTGCAAAGGCTGGAAAGTCTGGAAAGGCTGGGAAGTCTGCAAAGGCTGGAAAGGCTGGGAAGTCTGCAAAGGCTGGAAAGTCTGGAAAGGCTGGGAAGTCTGCAAAGGCTGGGAAGTCTGCAAAGGCTGGGAAGTCTGCAAAGGCTGGGAAGTCTGCAAAGTCTGGGAAGTCTGCAAAGGCTGCAAAGATTCCGGGGCGACTACAGGAGCGTCAAGATTCAGCCGGATTCTTTGATTTACTGCGATATTCCATATAAAAATACGGCGGAATATTCAGACGGCGGATTCGACCATGAAAGTTTCTATGACTGGGCAGAAAAACAAAGAGAGCCTGTAATTATAAGCGAATATGCAATGCCGGCTGAAAGGTTTGAAAGAATCGACTTTATAGAAAAAAGAAGCCTTTTATCCGGCGGTTCAAATTTATTTCACGAGGAAGGGCTTTTTGTTCCGAAGACGCAGATTGAGAAAGGTATTTTCCGCCCGGAAAAAATAAGACAACTTGAATTATGGTAAATAAAAAAAAACTCCTGATAATTCTATAAAATATCTTGAAAAGATATTGACTTAAACAAGATAATAATGTAATATAGAATCATCAGGAGGCAAAAGAAATGCAAATGTTTTTTGACATTCTTACAATTCTTGGTTCGATAGCAAGTATTGTAAGCCTTATTCTTTACTTAATCAAGAAGTAAAGAATAGGAAGGCGGGAAGTTTTCCCGCCTTTATGTCAATTTTTTGGAGGTAATTATGGAAGAAGAAAACAACGAAAAAAAGCGAAGAACTAGACTTGATATTGCGCTTATTGTGTGCCTTTCGCTATGCGTGGCTTGCAATATAGTTCAAATTATTTTACGTATAATAGAGATGTCAAAATGACGGATTTGGAAAATAAAAAAAACTGGGGCGGAGCCCGCAAAGGCGCCGGAAGAAAGAAACTTTCAGAAGGCGGTCAGGTAAAAATCCAGATTGCGCCGCAGCAGAACGAGCTGGAGCTGATTGACAGCGAAGCCGAAAAAGCCGGACTAAACAGGACGCGCTTTGTGGTTGAGTGCGTGAAGTTCTGGAAAGAAAACCACAAATAAAAAAAAAGCCTCCTGATACAGGGGATTTCCCACAATGGGCAATCCCCTTTTTATTTTTCTTCAGGCGGTTTTGGCAGAGGCGGATAAGGAATTGGAATATGTCCGCCCCTGTCGTCTAAATGTTTATAAAAAGAAAGATGACAAGGCATAGAACACCGGCAAAGAAAAGAAAAAAACAGATTTTATTTATAATAATTGCAATTATATTTCTGTAGTTTGTTTTTATATTTGTTTTGGTTTCTTCTGTTTCATTTTTGTACTGCTGCCATTCCTGCGAAATTGCAAAATGGCACGCTTTTTCAGTGTTCAAAAAGGCATAAATAGAAAGACATAGACACAAAGAAAAGCACAGCCAGCCGGTAAATAAAAAAAGTTTGAATGTTGCGGTGGAAAAATCAACAAGTTTTTCAATAAAGGCAAAAGAAACCGCAAAACTTCCGGCGCAAAGTTTTAAAAGCCATGAATCAAAATTATGTTGCTGCTCAAGGCGTTCTTTTTCAATTCTATCGCAGTTTTCCTTGTGAAAGTCATAAAGTTCTTTTTTTTCTTCATAAGTCATACAAAGATTATAAGTAAAAAATACGGAAAATCAAACAATTATTTAATAAAAGTATTGACAAAATATAATATATAATGTATATTATATTTATCAGTGAGAACTGATAAGGAGTCAGAAATGAGTGAAGTAATACTTTACTTGGCTGACAAACTGGTGGATTTTCTGCTAGCCGTCTTGCTAATTGTAATTGGATATTACATTAACAAGTGGCTTGACCGCAGAAAATAGTTAAAAACCTTTTTAGAAGCAATACGTCTTACACAAACCAGTGTAAGCGTATCATCTTATTTTCTGACTCCATTTTATTTTGATTACAGGAGAATGTCAAATGAAATTAAAACATATTTTTCCTTTGTTTATTATGGTTTTGTGCATGTTTTTTTCAATTTGGGCAAAAAGCGAACTTCACTCGTGGCTTGGCTATATGCTTGTAATTTCTACAGGAATGTTGTGCGGCAGTTTTATTTATTTTATTCAAAAAGATATAAAAAAAGAGCAGGAGGCAGCAAATGGAAGAAAAACGCAATAGAGGACATCAGCCTGGCGTTCCCAATCCAAACGGCGGAAGAAAGGCGACTGGATTAAAGCGTGTCAGTTTTTCTGTTTCGTGCCAGCCTGAAGAGCTGGAGGAACTAAAAAAACTTGTAGCCGATTCAGGAAAAACAACAAGCCGTTTTTTACTGGATTTAGCGTTCAACAGATAATCATTTTTAGAGCTTGCTCAACCGGGCAGGCTCTTTTTTTTTCGCCAACGACGGCCAACGACGGCCAACGACGGCCATTTTTTTTATTTACTCCATGTACTCCATTTTACTCCACGCTTAAAATTCCATTTTGACTATACTTGTAAATTTACAAAATGGAGATTTTGCAGAATGAAACCGGATTTTAAGACAGAAAAGGACGAATTAAGAAGTTTTGATTTTGAGATTCGTGCCGCCAAAGATGAACAGAACGGCACTTTTATTGAAGGCGTTCCAATCGTTTTTGATAAAAAATGCGACATGGGATTTTTTGAGGAATACATTTCACGTGATGCGCTTTCAAAGACTGATATGAAGGACGTGCGTTTTCTTGTGAACCACAACACTGAAATGACTCCCCTTGCGCGCTCAAGAAACAACAACGCAAATTCCACAATGCAAATGGAAGTCAAGGAGGACGGAATGCACATCCGCGTAAACCTTGACACAGAAAACAACACGGACGCAAAGAACCTTTATTCTGCAATACAGCGCGGAGATGTAAGCGGAATGAGCTTTATGTTCAAAGTGCGGGGCGAGGACTGGAAAAACCTTGATTCAGAATATCCAAAAAGGACAATCACAGACATTGAAAAAATATTTGAAGTAAGCGCAGTAACTTTTCCTGCATACGAAGATACATCAATAAAAGCCCGTGCCGTTTCCGCGCTGGAGAGCGCAAAGCGGGAGCTGGAGAGCGCAAGGGAAAAAGAAAAGGAAAAAGAGCTAAAAAAAGCGCAAATTGACTATGAGATAAGACAAAGGGAGCTTAGTATTTTGTCTTATTAAAAAAAAGGAGGCATGATAAAAAAGTAAACGAACAAGCGGTATTGTGATACGCTGAAGAGATTCGGCGGAACCCAGGCGATAGTTCGTCATATTTCATAAGGACATAGATCCTTGTAAAGGAGAATGAAGAGCTTTTGCCGCATCATACTATAGTCATTTAAGACTGAATGGGAGATTGGAACACTATACCGATTAGACTTTCCGCAACAGAATCAAAACGGAGGTCATCATGACATTTTTTATTGGCGTTGATTTGCACAAGAGTCAGTTTACTGTTCATGTGCGTACTGAAGAAAAAGTTGAGTCCTTGGATCAGATTAGACAGTATCCGACAACAACAGCAGGCTACGCTGAGTTTCTTTCAAGAATTGAAACCTACAAGGCGACAGGAGCTGCGGTGAAAATCGGAGTTGAATCTACCGGAAACACAAGATTCTTCAAAAATCAAGTTGAGAAAGCTGGAGCAGAAGTGACTGTAATTAACACACTCAAATTCAAGGTTATCAACGAATCAACCAAGAAAACTGACAAGCATGATGCCTCGACAATTTCAGAATTTCTTTCAAAAGACATGCTTCCTGAAAGTTATTTGTGTGGAAAAGAAACTGAGAATATCAGACGTTTATTAAAATCAAGAGAACGGCTTGTTCGTTCAACAGTTGGTCAGAAAAACGAAATTCATGCGTTATTGGTGAGTCTGGGACTTTCTGATGAACTCAGAAGCCTACAAAGTAAAAAAGGGCGCCAGAGAGTTCTGGACACCCTTGAGTCGAATAACGACTACGTGCTCGAGGCACAATCAGTAAAACTGATGTTTGAAATTATAGAGCGTATTGAAGAAAGCGTAAAGATAATTGAAAAACAGATCAGTGAACTGACAAAAGACGATGAGATGGTGAACCGCCTTATGACAATTCGAGGCTGTGGAAAGATTACAGCATGGACAGTCAGGGCTTACACAGAAGATATATCAAGATTTGCGACAGCAAAGAAGTATGCGGCTTTCTGTGGACTTGTACCTTGGGTTCAGGATTCGAATGAGACCATTCACCACGGAAAGATAACAAAACGGGGCCCTCAGGAATTGAGAACCTGTTTTGTTCAGCTGGTTATGGGAATTCGTCGCTGCAAGGACACTTCTGAATGGAGAATGATGCAGCGATATGAATACATGAAAAAGAATAAAGGCAGTGGCAAATCTATTGTAGCTGCCGCCAGAAAGATGGCAGAAATTGTTTGGGCAATGCTCAATGACAAACAGGATTTTGATTCAGCAAAGATGATTGGAAGATACAAACCTATGATTCTTGCTGACGAAGCTCTTGCTGCCATGAATTAGTAATTTAAGAAAGTCGACTTGTTTGTTGACTTTTTATGGGAGAAATATGAACGAATTGCAGAAACTTCTTGAAAGAAAAGCAACTCTTATCAATGAAATGCGCGCAATGAACGAAAGCGCAAAGGACAGGGCATTTTCAGAAGAAGAAAAAAAATCTTATTCTGAAAAAGAAGCGGAGCTTAAATCGGTTGTGGCAAAAATCGAGGCGGAAGAAAGAAAATCCACTCTTGCCGGCTTTACAAATGAACCGCCTGCGCCCGCCGCTGACAATCCTAAAAAAACAGACGGCACGGAAGAAAAGAAAGCTTTCTTCAAAATGGAAAAACGTTCGGGCGATGTGGTCCTTTCAGTCGGAACTGGAGAAGAGCCAGGCGGAGCGGCTGCCCTTGCCCCGGAAGAATTCTTGCACGAAATCCTTAAAGAAGTGGAAAAAGAAGCCATTCTTTACAGCCGCGTGCGAAAACTTCCTGTCAGCGGCGCAGGTTCTCTGGGCGTTCCGTACGAAAAAACCGACGTGACAGCGGCTGAATGGACGAACGAAATCCCTGCCACAGAAATCGGCTATGACAAGGCGTGGGAGTTCGGCAAACGTTCACTTTCACCAATTGACCTTGTAAAGCAGATTCTTATAACAAAGAAAATTCTTGCGGCAAGCGCATTCCCGATTGACACTCTTGCAAAAGATAAAATCGTTGAAAAACTTACAAGCGCTTTTGAAAACGGAATCATCAACGGTTCTGGATCAAATCAGCCGCTCGGAGTTTTCACGGCCAGCACGGACGGAATTCCGGCCAGCCGTGATGTTGAAACCGGAGCCTCGGCAATTTCCGCCGATGACCTTATCAACATGAAGATGAGCCTCCGCCCGGAATACAGAAGCAAGGCTGTATGGGTTATGAGCACGGAAGTATTAAAGGATGTCATGAAGCTGAAGGCGACTGACGGACGCTACTTGTGGCAGCCGGCTATCGCTTTGGGCGAGCCTGCGACAATCCTTGGGCTTCCGGTAATCGAAAGTGAATATGCGCCTACCGCAAAAACTGCCGGCAGTTACGTCGCTGTTCTTGGAGATTTCAGCCACTACTGGTTTGCATACTGGAAAGGACTTGATGTTACGGTTCTTAATGAAAAGTATGCAGGAACTAATCAGATTGGATTCCTCGGACATACACTCGCAGACGGACAGCCGACACTTCCGGCCGCATTTGCACGGCTTAAAATCAAGTCGGTGTAAATTAACCGCTTGAACAAAGCCCTTTTTTCTGTAACACACAGAAAGGGGGCTTTATGATTACAGGAGAAACTTATGGCACAGAGAAACACAGCCGTTACAGAAACGCCGGCAGAAAAAAAAACCGTAAAAATAAAAATCAATTCAACTCTACGCGGAAGTTACGGAGCATTTGACCCGGGCGAAACGGTGGAAGTTGAAAAATCGCTTGCGGATGCCTTTATAAAAAACGGCTATGCGCAAAAGGCGGACTAAATGTATATAACAGCAGAAGACGTTGAAGATTTTATTGGAAAATATCCAGAAGACAGCAAGCTGCCGGAACAGTACGCAAAGGCGGCGGAAGAAATGGTCGCAGAATTTCTAGGATATAATCCGGAGCAAAAAGAATACACGACAATCCGCTACGGCGATGACGGTTCACTTTTTGAGCTGGAAGCGTTTCCGCTTGTAGAGCTTAAAAGCGTCACGATAAATGATCTGGATTTTGATGTTTCAAAGTTCAGAATCCGAAGTAAAAATTATCTTGAAAGCAATTTCGGCAAGGGCATTTTTTATGAAGACTGCCTTTATGAAATTGTATACACGGCAGGTTATTTACCAGAAGAAATTCCGGCAAAAATCCGCACGGTGGCACTACAGCTCGCAAGCCTTATGTGGGAAAGCGCGGGCGGAAATCTTGCAGTATCCTCAACATCTTTTGCTGACACCGGAAGCAGACAATTCAACAATTTCACGGCCGACAGATTTCTAAAAGAAATAGAACCCTTCAAAAAAGGAAAAGGCGGAAATTTCTAGGAGAAACCATGGCAAAATCACAGTGGATTGTAGTAGACGCAGAAATTGAAGAAGTCCAAAGGGCGCTTGCAGAAACTTCAAAAAGTTTTACAAGCATCCAGAAGCAGGCACTGGGAATAATTGCCAGGCAAGGCGTAAAGACAGTTCGGATGAACATCCGAAAAACGATAAAAAACAGAAGCCGCTCCACCGGAGAACTTCAGAAAGCCTATTCGTTTCGTGTAAAAAAAGACGGAAGCGAGGCAAATATTTATCCAAAAGGAATGGCCGGTTCTAAAGTATTTCCAAAGGCGTACGTTCAAAACTATGGCTATTCCGGCTCTACAGCAAGGGCTAAAGAGTGGATCATAATGCCGAAAGGATTCATTGAATCCACAGAAAATTTTCTGGATTCAAACAATTTTAAGCCAGAACTTGACAAAATGGTTAATAAAGTCCTTGCCAAATACTGGAGGTAAAAATGGAATGCGCAGATAACCTAAAAAAGTTCATCATAAAAAACTTTGACGGATATACGGAGCATAACGTTCTTGTCGGCAGTCTTGACATTTCAAGGTATGAATTAAAAAATTTATGCCTGGTTATTCCAGAATCAACAAAAATAACGGACACAGATATTGGACGCGGTTTTGACTGCGAAACAAAAATTACAGTTTCTTTTTTATTCCGGGGCGAAAAGCACCCTGCCCTTGTAAAAAGAATGGAAGAAACGGCGGAAAAATTCCAAAGGGAGATTCTTGGAGATTATTCACTTGGTACAAATGTAACAGATATAGAACCTGGCGAAATAACATATTTCTACGACTGCGGAACTGTAGAAAAACAGGCGACAGGGCTAGAAATAGAACTGACTATAACAGAAACAAAAGACTATTAAAAAAGGAGATTTCAAAATGAAACCGGAACTCATCAAAAAGCACAAGATTGGTGTTTTTTTAAACGGCGGCACAAGCGAAGCGCCTGACTGGGTAAGAATTAAAAAGGCCACAGAGTTCACAAGGAGCATGAATCCGGAGACGGAAGAACGCGACTACATCGCGGATGAACATCCTACAACCGAACTTATGGACTACAAGCCCAGCGAAGACCTTACCGTAACAACCTACAAAGGCGAAAAGGACTTTGAGCTTCTGTACAAACTCTACAAAGAGCGTGCAGTTGGAGAAGAAGCAAAACGCGAGCTTCTGATTGTTTCTATCTTTGATTCGGTGGAAATTGAGGACATAGAAGCCGGCGGCGCAAAAAAAACTTATTATTACGCCGACAAGACAGAGGCGACTGTCGCGGTAAATGAATTCAACATTTCAAGCTCCACAATTTCTGCAACAGTGTACGAAAACGGAACATCAGTCAAAGGATATGTTGAATTTGGCGAGGACGGAGCAGTCACATTTACTGCCGGAGCAATGCCGGCCGCATGATGATTGACCTTTCAAAAAAGGGCTTGCCATGTTCCATAGAGGTTCATGGCAAGATTTACCCGATTAAAACAGATTTTCAGTATTACATAATATTCTCAAGAATGACAAAAGAAAATCATCAGCTAAAGGATTTTGATTTTTTTTATCTTGAGGACATACCGGCAGACCGGCAGCAGGGAATAAACAAACTTTTCGAGTTCGCATTTCCAAAGCCAGAACTTCCAAAAGATACAGGCGAAGAACTAGACGGCATAATCCTTGATTATGAAAAAGACGCTGATTTTATATATAGCGCGTTTTTTCATTATTATAATATCGACCTTATGGAAGAAAAACTTTCCTTGCACTGGTATAAGTTCAGCTCGCTGTTAAACGGATTAAAAGAAACAAAACTGAACGACATAATGGGATTCAGAAGCTACAAACCGCGGAAAAATGACGGCAACGAATACAAGACGCAAATGCTTAAATTAAAAGAAATGTGGAGAATTGAAGAGCCTCTTACAGAAGAGGAGCAGAAAGAGCTTGAAAAGTTTGAACAGCTATCGAGTGGTTGCAAGGAAAATCTAAATGGCGAAAGATAAAAATGTGAACATAAAAATAAAAGCGGATTCAAAAGAGTTTGAAAGTAACAGATTTTATACTAGAAGAAAAGATTTTAAAGGCTTACCATATATCAGGATTGTAAGAACAACTAGCATTTGCATCATCAAGTTCTTTTTGTGTTGGTTCTGGTTCGTCTTCAAAAAAAGAAGCAGTTTTTTCTATAAATATAAATATTAAAACTAATAATATAAATGTTAACATAGCAACCCCCTTATATCAAAATAATGAAATGATGTTGAAATAATGTCAAGGAAAATCTAAATGGCAAAAGACAAGAATGTAAATATAAAAAATATATCATTCGGCAGAATTTACACGATCAAGCTTCTCTTTTGAAATTGGTTTTTCGTCTTTATAAAAATGAGAACTTTTTTCTACATAAATAAAGAAAATTATTAATAGTATAAGAGTTAACATAATAAACCTCTAATCATTCTAATTATCAAAAATCAGGACCGCCACCATTTGCAACATCTGTTTCATGAGGGGTCATTGGTGGATTGTCTTTATCACGCCATGCAGTTTTTTCAACATATATAAAAAATATTATAAGAAAGATTATGAGCAGCATATTTTCCCCTTATAACTATATCAAAGTTCTACTGTGTCATCCGGGTGGCTTTTATTCCATGCGTTTATTTCATCAATATCTGTTGACTTTCTAGGGTTGAACGTGTCTGAATCGTCATCACAGTCATTTTTTAAAAAAGAAAAAATCAGATAAAGAGAAAAAATAGAAAAACAACCTAATAAAAATTCTAACATATTTCACACCTCTTTAATGACTATACTAATGCTTTATTTTTGACAAAGCAAGGAAAATCTAATGGCGAAAGATAAAAATGTGAATATAAAAATCAAGGCGGATGCAAAGGATGCGAACAGCGCAATTGACAAAGTTTCCAGCAAATTAAATGAATTAAAAAAAAGACTAGGCAAAAACAAGTCAGCAAACTTGGTTACATCACTTTCAGGAATCGCAAAAACATTCGGTCTTGCCATCTCCGCTATAAAACAAGCCGGCGCCGCAATCAAAGAACTGAACGAAACCGCCCTTGTGCAGATTAAAGCGGAAAAGCAGCTTGAAACGGCCGCAAAAAACAACCCATATCTTAACGCCCAAAGTGTAAGGCAGCTTAAAAACTTTGCCTCGGAGCTCCAGAATATCGGAACAATCGGAGACGAGCAGCTTCTGCCGCTCATGGCGCAGCTTGCCGCCGCTGGAAGAACACAGGCAGAAATTCAAGACATAATGAGTGCCGCCCTTGATATTTCCGCAAGCGGCGTGATGAGCATGGAAAGCGCGGTAAAAAACCTTAACAAGACATTCTCAGGACTTTCCGGAGAGCTTGGGGAATCCGTTCCGCAGATAAAAAACCTTACAAAGGAACAGCTCAGAAACGGCGAGGCGGTAAGAATAATCGCGCGCCAGTACGAGGGAATGGCTAAGGAAACCGCAAAAGCGACAGGAAGCGGAATCCAGCTTTCAAACGCGGTCGGAGACCTGAAGGAACAGCTGGGAATGGGATTTACCGCCATAATCCGCCCGGTGAACGTGCTTTTCACAAACCTTGTAACAAAAGTGGGAAACGCAATCGGCAAGGTGAACGAGCTTCTGGGCTTCGCGAACACGCAGTCCGAATCGACAATGAAACAGAGCGACATCGCCGCAAGGGAACTTACAGAACTGAAGGACAGGCAGAATTCTGTTGCGGTCGAGCTTCTTAAAATTCAGGAGGACTATAACAAGGCGCTTGAAAAAGAGCAGAAAAACGGAGTAAACACAAGGGCGGCCGCGCAGGAAAAGGAAAACAAGGCCGTTCTTGAGCGCGTAAAGGAAAACACAGAAGAGCTTCAGGCGGAATACAAGAAGCAGATGGACGAATACTCCAGGATAATTGAATTCCGAAAAAGAAGCGCCGAGGAAGCAAAAACAACGCTTGCGACACCCGGACTTTCAACGGACGAGTACAGGAAGGCGAAGAAAACCATAAAAGAATCCGGGAAAGATATAAAGCAGTATGAAAGCCTTATTGAGGAGCTGAAATTCAAGGCGGAGCGCGCGGGGTTCGATCTTGCCGCAACAGAATACAACGTAACGGCCACCGTCTCCACATCCTCAGGAATAAAGGAGCAGATGGAAAAACTCCAGGACGAGGCCGACAGCATCGCAAGGCAGATTGAAGAGAAGCAGAAGCAGATGGAGACAATGCAGAATGCGGAAAGAAACTCCGCAAACCAAACCGACAGCAAGGCCTCCGAGCTAATCAAGGCCAACACCAACGAGCTGAACAGGAACATCAGCGCAATCAATGAAAAAGCCAAGGCAATGCGTTCAATGGGAAAGGACGTTGACGAGGCGGCGACACAGCAGGAAATTGTGAACGCCGTTGAGCAGAGCTACATTGACCTTGTTACAAAAGACACAAGCCTTGTTACCACAAGCAACTCTGCGGCAAAGGAACGGCTGAAAAGGCTGGAGGAAGAAAAGGAGAAGCTGGCTTTAATAGTCGGGCTGAAAAAAGACCCGGCGGCAACTAAGGAGCTTGTCTTAAAATGGGCGGCAGAATCAAAGACAGAGCTTGAAAAAATGCGCGACGAGCTTGCAAGCCTTGAGATTCTTAAAGAACAGATTTCAAGCGGAGCAATCAGCATTGACGTTGACATTTCGCAGGTAGACAGAGCCATTGAAAAACTCCAGGAGTCAATCGCAGGCGGGCAGTTCCAGCAGATTGCCGGAAACATCTCCAATGTGCTGGGAACTCTTTCAACCGGGCTGAACAATATCTCCACATATTTCAACAGCGCAATGGAAAGCCGGCTTTCTGACGTTCAGAAAGAATCAGAAGCGGAAGCGGATTCCCTTAAAATGCAGTACGACGAGGGGCTTATCTCATACGATGAGTACTGTCAGAAAAAAGACGAGCTGGACAAAAAGGCCGCCAAGAGGGAATACAAGATAAAGCTCGCGCAGTGGACCATGGATTTGGCGATGGCGAATGTGTCGGCGGCTCAGGCAGTTGCGAACGCCCTGGCAAGCGGAACGCCTCCGTTAAACATCCTGAACGCGGTGGCGGCGGGAATGTTGGGAGCGGCTCAGATTGCCACAATCATGGGCGCCAAACCTTCTGCTCCGTCATTCTCAACAGGAGGTTTTTTAACAGGAAATTCAACCAGCGGCGACAAAATACCATTCAAGGGAAACGCGGGCGAGGCTATTCTTAATCCTGCGGAACAGCGCAACTTCATGCGCCTTGCAAATGGCGAGGGAACACAAGCCCCGGTTACCGTCAATATGCCGGTAACGATTGAAAACAACGCCGCGAACGATGTGAGCGTAAGCGCGGAGAATGACTATAACAGGGTGAAGATTACTGTTGACAAGATTGTAAACGCAGGACTTAGAAGCGGCGTCTACAACGAGGGGCTTTCCGCCGCCAACAGCTCAATGAAAGGAGCGAAATATTTATGACATATACTGCGTGGAGCGCATCTGTAAACACAAAGTTTTTCGCGCTTACAAACGGCCGCACCGAAAACACAACCACAAGCGAATTCGCAAGCGGAAGAAAAGCTGTTTTTCTTAAAAACACAAGGTTCCAGAAGACAACAAAATGCTCCCTTTCGCTCAATATGAAAAACGGCGAATACAACGCTTTCTGGACGTGGTACACGGATGTCTTGGGCGGAACTGCTGGAGTGTTCACCTGCCCTGCCCTTGGAAGAGGCTTTTTCAGGTTCAAGAGCGCGCCTTCTGAATCCGCCGGACTTCTGCAAAGAAAAATTGAAATGGAAATCGAGGAGATTTACTGATGAACGACGCAGAACTTTTCCAGAAGTATCTTTCGGGCGGAGCCTATGCCCTGCCTTATCTTCTGAAATTTTCCTGCGGAAGCCTTGAGCCGGTTTATCTTGCGGGAAACAACGAGAACATAGAATACGGCGGAAACACCTACGCCGCGGCCGGCTTTGAGTACACTCCGCCGGACGTTTACGGAAAAGGCGCGACGCTGAAAATTTCCGGGGCGGAAAAACGGCTCATTGAATTCATAGAAAACGCGGATGAAAATTTCCGCCTTGACGTGGTTGCGCTGATCGCCGCAAACGGAGAAATACAGAAGCTGAAGCAGTACACGCATTTCTACGGCTCTGTAAGCTACAGCGAAACAATGGAAATCAACTTTGAGCTTTCCAGCGACGACCGCATGGATATGACATTTCCGCCGTACAAATTCGACACGGACATGAACAGGGGCAACGCATGATAAATGTCACAGATTTAATCGGAATTCCGTTTGTAGAATTCGGGCGCGACAAAAACAAGGGGCTTGACTGCTACGGCCTTGCAATAGAAGTTGAAAGACGCTTCGGAAAAAAACTCAATGATGTTGTTCTTGAAAAGTTTGACAGGGCTAAAGTAAAAAAAACTCTTCCTGAAATAAATGTAAAAAAAACGGAAAAAATAAAGGAAGGCGCAATTCTTGAATTCTATGGAATAAACGACAGCCGGCTTCATATAGGAGTAGCCCTTGGAAGCGATATTTTTATACACTCAACGGAAAACCAGGGCGTCAGAATATCATCAGTCAAGAATACAAAAACCTACATGAAACTTGCAAATGTATACGAGGTATTATAATGGGAACAATAAACGTATATAAAGGAATTGGAAAAGAATACAAGACATTCAGAACAAACGGAAACCTTAAAGACGCATTTTCTGCGTTTATGCCGGAAATAAACACAGCCCACTGCATTTTTCTGAAAGGCGGCGAAAGCGTCGGGCTTGACTACCAAATAAAGGACAACGACATAATATTCGTGCGGGAAACTCCAGGCGCGACTGTCTGCGCAGTCATCGCTATCCTAACAGCCGCGGTCGCAATAGGCTTTTCAATCTATGGAGCGGTTGAACAGAAGAAAGCGCAGGAAGAAGCCGAAAAAGCGGAGCGCGAAAGCAAGGCTCTTGCGGAATCCCCGGAATCGCTTCCGTTCCTTAAAGGCGCAAGGAACAAGAACGCGCTGGGCTACAACATTCCTTTCATAATGGGCTCAATGTACTCTGCGCCATACAAGATTACAAGCGGCTACTATTCAATCGGCGGAACAAACGGCGACACACAGTACTGGAATATCGCGCTTGTTGTGGGCTACAAGAACTGCGTAATCAATAATCTTTCAATCGGAACACGGATTCTAGCGGGCTACAACACAAGCATTGACGTACCGAAAGCAGACGGAACAAAAGAAAAAGTCTACTACATGAAGCCGAACACAAGCGTCCTGGATAACTTGAACCAGTATTACTACCATTCCGGGGCGTACTACGCAAAAGGAAACAAGATTCAGATTGTAGACAAAGCCGGAGATATGACCGTTCTTCAGAATAAAATCACTTCCACAAGCTACGGCGAGGAAATACCGCACAAGCACGGCGACACAAGCCAGTACTTGAAGGGAATCACAAAAGACCTGGAGCAGAACACATACCGCGCGGACATCTGCATTATGTTCAACGGGCTCAGGCGCTATGACAACGGATGGAAAAGCAAGAATGTTGATGTTGAAATCCAGTGGTGCAACAATATGGCGGACCCTAATCCAGCCTGGAAAACCGCGCAGACACTTTCAACCGGCGAAATAAACGCGAACAAAACCGTAAGATTCCAGACTTCAATCATATTTTCAGCGGCTGAATGTTTTGGAAAAGACATTTCCGTGCGCCTTGTCAGAAAAACAGAGGAAGATGAGACAAACAGCCAGGAAACGTGCTACCTTTGCTATATAAACTGCTGGCAGTATGACGCGGTGAAATCAACCGCTTCCAACCTTGTTCCGGCGACTCCTATTGAAGACCCATGGAACGAGCGGACGCTTAGAATAGGGCTTACAGTTCTTTGCAACGACAGCACAAAGGACACGCTGGACGAAATAAACTGCATGGCGTACGGAACAGCCAGAATATGGGACGGCAAACAATGGAGCTCCAGCCGCTACCCTACCCGAAATCCCGCCGCATGGGTGCTTGAAATCCTTACAACCGAAATTCATCCCCACTCAAAATACCGGGATGATGAAATTGACCTTGAATCCCTGGGAGCGCTTTACGAATACTGCGAAAAAGAACAGTTTTTCTGCGACGGAATTGTTACAAAGGACACAAAGAAAAGCGATCTTCTGAACCAGATTCTTGACGAATGTTTTGCGACAATGTACAGGAACGCGGACGGGCAATGGACGTTCGCAATCGAGCAGAAACAGAAAATTCCGGTGGCTCTTCTGAACGAGCAGAGCATAAAAAGCGTTTCCGTGGCAAAGACATTCGCCCGCGCTTCATACGCGCAGAAAGTAACATACACGGAACGCTCCACATGGAACATCAACACGCTGTACATAAACGAAGCAAACGAAACAAATTCAGCCGCCCTTTACCGCGCCGGAAAAACAATTTCAGAAACTGCGCTGAACTACATAACAACTGGAAATCAGGCGATGAAATACGCCCGCCGCGCAAACGCACGGAAAAAGCTCCAGCCGCGTGAAATCACTGTGAACGTAGGACACGAGGGCGACTACTACCCGCTCTACTCAAAAGTTCTTTTGCAGATGAAGCAGATGAAAATCGGACTTTCAGGCGGAACAATCCATAGCGCAATAACAGAAAACGGACTTCTTACCCAGATTAAAGTTTCAGACCTTTGCGACTTTTCCGACAAGACAAAAAAATACGGACTTATCATACAGGCGCAAAACGGAACTGACTCACGCCTTTTGTATCTTAAAGTCAAAGGAACAGGAAAAACAAGAATTCTTACTCTTGCAAGCCCTGCGCATTGTGAAATAATTCCTGAATACGGAAACATATATTCATTCGGTTTTCTTGATTCAAACGGAGAATTCACAAGTGTTACGAACCAGATGACAATCTATAGCGCAAAGCAGAACAGTTCCGGCTGGGAGCTCACTCTAAAAGACTACAACGATGCGCTTTTTGATTACGGGGCTATTCCTGAATACAAGACAAACCTTACTGCAAGAAAAGAATCCGGGACAAAAATTCCTGCGCTCACATACGGCGATGTGAAAGCGGCGATTACCGAAGCAAAAGCAGAAATCACAAGCACAATCGACATAAACAAATACACCTTGGACATCTCCCCGGAAGCACAGGGCGTGCCGTCATCAAATGACGGAAAACTCGGCTCGTCGTGGGTCTATATATCCGCATATCTTTACTACATGGATAAGCAGATAACCGATAACATAACATACAAGGCATACCTTTCAAGCGGTGATGAGGTCGGACAGTGGGACGGCAACAAAGTAAAAATTTCAACCGGATTTTTAAAAGGCGACGTGCTTTATATCACCATAAAAGTTATCTACAAGATTGACGACCTTAACATAGTTGAACGAGAAGTCCAGGCACAAATCTCACGGCTATACGGAGCGGATTCAACAAAAATCTACAAAATGCTTTTTCCTGACGGCGAAAAAGTAAAGGTCGACAAGACAGGCGAAATCATTGAGCCGGAGCAGTTAAGGGCTGTAAAAAGAGTGGCTAGCGGAAAGTCAGAGAACAACACAGACTTCGGACACATAACGCTTGAAACACTTCCCAGCGGAAATGAAGAAACATATTCAGGATATTCGCAAGTTGAAAAATCAGAAGCATTTTCAGCAAAAAAAACATATTATCACGCGACAGTTCCGTTTCTTGTAAAAGCCGGAGACAATGCCGTAATAGGCGACGGCGATAAAAGCGGAGCGTTATTTTTTATGGAGAAACTTAAATGAAAAACTACACAAGCCTTGAAAAGATGAAAGCCAGCGATGTTGCACCGAGCTTTACAGAAGAAAAAGTAACCGCGGAAACGTTCAAAGAGGAAGTCGCAAAAGGAACTCTGTACAAGGGATTCGAGCCGCCCAAAGACGCGACAATGCTGAAATTCCGCTACTACTCCCCGGACGGAACGCTTATCGAGCAGAACAATGTTCCGGTTGTGTATGACGGAACAGGCGTTGAGAGCGTGAAAACCTACTATCTTCTTACGGACAAGTCCAGCGGAATAACGCTTGAAAAAGAAAACGGAAAAATCAAAACCGGAACTTCCCCGGAGGAATGGTCGGAGACCGTCAAGACCGTAACAAAAGACAAGCGTTTTCTTTGGACCTGCACAGAAACCCTGTACACAAACAAAGCCGTTGAGTACACAGAGCCGTGTATTTCGGCGGTATTCGGCGAGCAGGGCGAACGCGGAGCAATGTACCTGGGGCATTATGCGGATAATCAGGCGGCTTACGAAGCGAACAAGCCGGCAGTGTTTGACGGCGACTATTACCTGAACACAACAGATTCATATCTTTATGACTACCACAAGGAGAGCAACAATTGGACGCCAATAAAAGACTTTACAGACTACCGCTACAACCAGTCAATAAACGATATCTTTGCCGCGATTGAAAAATCAGACGATGTTAAAAAGTTCATCAAGGCTAAAAAAATATGGGTTCAGCACATTGCGGCGGCAGTGGCAAGAGTTGAAACGCTCTATTCCAACGTGATAAAACTCGTGCAGGGAACAGACCTTGACGGAAACACAAAAGGCGGAGTTATACAGTCAGATAACTATGATGGCACAATAAAAAATGGCGCAATCACCAAAGCAGGCAAAAATGGCTGGGCAATCGACTACAGCGGCAAGGCGGAATTTAATAATGTTACAGTAAGGGGAACAGTAGACGGCTCTGTTGTAAAAGGGTCGACAATAGATGGCGGAAGCATAACGATAGGAACCAATTTCTCCGTAGACAAAGCCGGTAATACCGAGATGACAAACGCGAAAGCTGTCGGAGGCACATTTACAGGGGTTGATATTGGGGGTGTTATAAATGCAAAAGTCTTTCATTTTAGCGAGAGTTTTTCAAAAAGTGCGACAGGCTATACAGATACTGCTGGGAAATATCACGACTTTCAAAACGGCGATATGTGGCTGGTTTCTGACTAAAGTAAAAGGAATAAAAATGAAGGCTAATGATATATTTTTTGAGAAAAATGGTGAAAAGAAACTTATCGCGACGCTTGGCTATACATCAAAACCTTTTATAGGGATAAAGAAAACTGGTGATTTGGAACATCTTCGTCTTGTTAGTCCAGATTCAAAAAACGCACTTCCGCTAAGGGTAAAAATGAATGGCATTACATTTGCATTAGGCAGTTTTCCTGATGGAATTGTTGTAAAAGCAGTGTATGGCAGCAATAATGCGACACGAAACGAATATAACAAATCTTACGTTTATGATTTAACAAATAATAAGTTAAATCTGATTGCCACTCTTGATTTCAATGTAGGTGGTGGCTATTTTTTCAAAGAACAGAATTTTTATCTTCTTATAGGAGATTATTTAAAAAAAAGTGGCGGTGCGTTTACGCACATGTATACACTTGCCATGTCTTTTGATGGGTATAACTGGTCAGATTATAACTTCACTAAAGTTTATGATTGCATCTCAGACAATGGCAGAGTCGCTTTTCTTATCAAGGAAGCTAAATCTAGTATTGACTATTATTCCATTTATTCTGTCGAGGATGACAAACTTGTTCTTGTGAAAACAACTTCCAAGTATAATATTTTTGACACTTCTCTTGGCTTGTACAGAGAATTCGATTTTTCAGGAAATCTTTATTTTGTAAAATTTCCGTCTGCTTCGTCTTCAGGGTCTTCGCCTATATGGTATATGCTTACAAAAGATGATGAAGAGAAAATAATTGATTCCTCTGACGTCCCTAGATATTCTGACCCTATGCACGATGCTGATTCAGGTAATAAAAATCTGTATTATTCAAGAACACAGGGAAAGATATTTACAATCTCTATTGATAAGAATAAGAAGATTTCAATTACAAATTCCAATGGAAAAGAGGAAAATTCTGTAATTGCAAAAGGTTCTGATGGAAACGGTCATTTAACAATAACAGTTATGTCCGCAAAAGAGATTTACCCTGGTATAACCGCTGGCGAAAAAACTATCGAAAATCTCTTTTCAGAGCTTTCAAACTACATTGCAGAAAATTCCTATCGCGTCCTTGACAGAGGATTCACCATTACAGACGTAAATTTTACTATCAGTATGAAAGCCGGGCAAAGAATATGGCTATGTTCAGAGGGAGAAAGCCCGAATTACGCAAAGGCGATATGGTTTGTTGATGATGATGGCGATTATTCAGGAAAAACTCCTGAATATAAGTCAGGTTATCAAAACTATAATTTTTACGGAAACGGTTCTACAGGCTTTGCAAAAGTTTACAAGGCAAAAGAACGAAACGGAGCCTATATTAACGTTGCCAGCTACAATGTTACAGTTATCGGCGGAATCTCATTCTTATAGAAAAAGAGGTAATATATGAAAATAAAAATCTACGAATCTTTGGAATTGATAGAAGATAAAGCACAAAACAATATTTGGATTCTTGATATTGGACGTGGAGAAATCCCCGGCAACATTCATTATGACGAAGTAATCTCTGCAAGTTTTTACCCAATCAAAACAAAACTTCCTGCAATGCTTGGTAAAATTGCAAAATATGTAAAGGAAACAACAGGGCAAGAATGGAACTGGGATTATACAGTCTATGTTAAAGACAGGGAATCTTTAAGGATTGAAAACACAACCGCTTACATTGTGCCATTTTCCAAGATAGTTGAAATATAATTTAAAAAAAAAATAACAAATCTTGCTGAAAACTCTTGACACATTTAGCAAGATAATATATTATATAAACATCAGGAGCAAAAAGCACTGATAAGGTGGTGATTATGTGAAGAAAGAAAAAAAATGGCAATTGCTGAACAAATCAGTTGAGATAGCAGCCCTACTGATTTATGCAATTGCCGCCTTAATCTACGTGATTAAGATGTAAAACAAGGGGGTTGGCGGATAACAACCGCCCTCCCCTATGTCGAATATAAAATATATTTTATGGAGTGTCAAATGAAAAAAATATTTCTTATATGTGAATCAATTTTTGCAACAATGCTACTTTTTGGAGCGGTTGCAGTTCTTATAAAAGTAATAATGTAGGGGTTATTTAATGGCTGGAACAAAAAAAGAAGCAGATAAAGAATATTCTAAGAATTGGGGCGGAGCAAGAAAGAATTCAGGCGGAAAACGGGACGGAGCTGGACGCCCTAGGAAATCCCCGGAAGGAAGAAAACAAGTCCAGTTTTCACTTTCACAAGAAATTCTTGATTTAATCAATAAATTTGCAGAAAAAGAAGGACTTTCAAAAAGCGCTGTGATTGTAGAATGTGTAAACTTTTACAATGAAGCCAATAAATAAATAAAACGCTTGACATCCGAGCCTTGTATTTTTTTTCAGAAATGCAAGGCTTTTTTTTATTCCGGCTACATTGTTCCTTACAACAAAATCAGACTTTGGTGAATATTTTTCTTTACAATACGTATAAAATATATGTATAATATCAATATGACAGCAAAAGAAGTTCTTAAAATATTAAAAAAAGACGGCTGGTATGTTGTGGAAATACAAGGCTCTCATTATCAGTTAAAACACCCTGACAAAAAAGGAAGAGTAACACTTCCTTTTCATTCGGGAGACTTGAAACCCGGAACATTGAACAGCATATTAAAGCAGGCTGGTTTAAAATAATTTTTTTAGAGGTATAAAAATGGAAAAAGTTTCATATTTTGCAGTTTTTGAAAAATCGGATGACGGTTACAGTGTTTATTTTCCAGATATTCCAGGCTGCGTTTCCTGGGGAGAAAATATTGCGGAAGCCCAGCAGAACGCAAGAGAGGCTCTGGAGCTTCATTTATACGGAATAGAGCAGGACGGCGAGGCTTTTCCAAAGCCTTCTGAAAATGTAAAATCGGGGTCCCTGGAAGATGTTGTTGTGCTTGTAAGCGCATTTCCGGAACTATTCAAAGAACAGTATGAAAATAAAAAAGTCCGCATAAACGTTACAATCTCAAACAAATTAAAACAAATTGCCCAGGCAGAAAAAATAAACTGCTCGCAGGTTCTGGAAACCGCTTTGAAAGGCATGCTGGAAAATTCGTTTTAACCGCGACGTTGAAGATTTTATAATCTAGCGTCTTTGCGCTATTATATTCGCAGGGGAAGCCAAGCAAAAAAAAACAAACAGTTGCACAATACATTCTCAAACCTAAAAGCCAGGGCGCAGAAAAATGCGGTCCGGCTTTTTGTATTTAACAGCGTTTTTTTTTATAAGCGAAAATGACTATAAATAAAAGAGGACACAATGGCAAACGAGCTTGAAGTAAAGGAAATATCGGAGCTGAACGATTTATCGTTCAATGATGAATCGCTGGTGCTTGCATACACTGAAAACGAGGGCGTGGGAAAAGCGACATTTGCGCAGGCAAAAAAAATAATCGGCTGCGATGTAAACCTTGAGCAGACCGCAACAGAAACTGCGCCCAGTGCGGAAAACAAGATAACGGCGACATTCAGAAACGGACTTGAAACAAAAACAAAGACATTCACAATCAAAAACGGAACAGGGCTTTCAGCCGCAACGCAGACCGAATCAACAGACGCGAACGGACTAAGAAGCAACGCGGTAACGCTTAAATCCAGCGACACAACGCTTGTTCAGGACGTGAGTTTCACCGTGAAGGACGGAGTGGGAATAAAATCCCATAACCAGACCGAAACGACAGACGCAAACGGATTAAGAAAAAACACCCTTGCCGTTGCGTACACAGACGGAAAAAAGGATTCTATAACCGTAAAGGACGGAGTCGGCATTAAATCTCATTCACTTGAAAAGACCACAGACGCAAACGGACTTTCAAAGACCACCCTTAATGTCGCATATACAGACGGAAAGACAGATACCGCCGCAATTTCAGACGGAGTTGGAATCAAGTCTGCAAGCCAGACAAAAGCCTCCACCCTTTCGGGCGAACTGAACGAGTACACTGTAAGGCTCACGGACGGAACGGAAAGCAAAATCAATGTTTACAACGGACGAGCCGGAAAAGACTTTAGAATCAAGAAAACGTACACTTCCATTGCGGCGATGAACGCGGACTTTTCTGGAACTGATGTAGACACATACGAATTCGCAATGATTGACACCGGAAGCGTCGAGGACGCTGACACCGGAAAACTCTACTGCAAGGGCGAAACCGAATGGAAATACATCGGCGACCTTTCGGGAGCACAGGGAATCAAGGGCGACACAGGAAACGGAATCGCCTCCGTCGAAAACTCGCTCACAAAAGAAGGAAAAATAAAAGTTGCTATAAAAATGACGGACGGCACATCCAATGAATTTCTGATAAACAATGGCTTGCAGTACACCGCTGGCGAAAACGTTTCTATCTCCAGGGCAAATGTAATCAGCGTTGATTTATCCAGCAAAGCAAATGTATCTGATTTATCCAGCAAAGCAAATGTATCTGATTTATCCAGCAAAGCAAATACGAAAGATGTTTACACCAAGGAAGAAACTTACACACAGACAGAGATAGATACAAAAATCGATAAAAAATATACAAAACCAGCTGCCGGAATTCCAAAATCCGATTTAGCACAGTCTGTTCAAACGTCATTAGGTAAGGCAAACACCGCACTTCAATCACATCAGAATATAAGCGGAAAGCTAAGTCTTTCAGGTGGAACTATGACGGGAATATTAGTAGCACAAAAAGGGCTTAGAATTCCCACATCAGCACCTTCATCGCCACAGAACGGAGATATTTGGATAGTATGAGTAGAGTTTATATAAAAAATCTTATAAATACCAGTTCTATTCCTACTGTAGCCTGGAATGGTGCTTATAATAAACTAACCTCTCCAGGTTTAGCGTACAAAGGAGACGGAGCAGTTCAATATCTGCCCCTAATAACAAAGACAGGCTCTTTTTCAAATGATTCAAAAAAATGGACTTTTGACGCATCCGCCATGTCAACTATCCATGTAAGATATAACAACACAGAGTACGTTGTGCCGAACAAGGTTATTGATATTGTGCAGGTTGAAATAACCGCCGTAACAACTTCAAGTGATAAGTTTAGCAGCGGTTCAAGCGGGTATTACAAGAAAACTGTAAAAGTTACATACAAGGCGACAGGAAACAGCGGTTATGCAAAATTAACTTGCATGGTAACAGATTCACAGGATCTTGCTTATTCTACAGCAACAAACGGACAGACACAAATCAATGCCGGAAGTTCTGGAACAGTATTTTTCGAGATTGCAGCGAACGGCGGAAACACAAGTGCAACAGTTATAGTTATGATAAAGGCGACAAGTTCCAGCGGTAATACAGCAACATATTCAACACTGCTGTCTTCACCGTGGAGCTGGAGCAATGGCTCATCTTCAGGAGGTAGCAGTGAATCATAATCTTTTAGAATCCCGACACCCTAGAATATTTATGAAGCCTGAACTATACATTCAGCAGGCGGCAACAACATTCAATACAACCTGCAATTCTCATTGTCTTTGGTGCTCAGGTGCAGTTACCGGGGGAAAAGAAATGTCTATTGAAAAGGCAAAGGAAGTAATGAACATGATTCTTTATGAAATGCGTATAAAAGACGTGTTCATCGCCTGCTCCGCCGAACTTACATTGTATTCAGGCCTGCTTGAACTTGTGAAATTTTCAGACTTGAAGAAAATTCCATATCTAAGGATAACACAAGACACAAACGCAAGGTATATTCCAGATGGCTTTATCGAATCCTTGAATTCAATGAAAAACAATTATTGGACTATAAGCATAAGTCTGTGGGGCGGCAACTCTGATGAATGGCAGAAATACCAGGGAAGAGGCGACTGGAATCAGCAGGTCAAGAATATTGAAAGATACCTATCTGAACTCAAAATTCCGCCAGCTTTTTCAATGCCGGCAATAACCGAAAAACAAAAAGAAAGCACACTGAACTTTATAATCTCTGAAATTAAAAAATCCGGCTATAAGTATGTTATAAACTCAAATGCAAATTCAGACACTTACAAATCATATAAAGAACAGGGAATAGTTCCTATCAACGTGCGAAAATTCCGCGGATATGTAGACCAAAAGGAGGAAGAGGAAAACGGCGGACTTGCAGGATACTTTATACACAACAGGAATAACACGTCCTTGATTGAAGAAAATCCTTATAAAAACAAGAACAACTGTCATTTTCCGTACAACTCATTTTTTGTTGACGCCGCCGGCTACGTATATCCCTGCATAAACGAAAATAACCATATAGAAAGTGCAATCGGCAACGTTAATGACTATTCCCCTTTCAATATGAAGGCTTATTACGAGATGATACATTCAGAAAAAGGAATGGAATTCTGGCGCAACAATTTTATAAAGGGAAGATTTCCTTGCGATGACTGCAAGAACTGCCCAAGCAGAGACGCATATTAA